GGACCCTTACCCGCCCCCAACTCTATCGTGATCGGCGCACATCTCGCCTCTACGCTCCCACCGGATGCGATTATCTACAACTCCGAACAGATCCATGATCGTTCCCCGTGGTTAACCGAAGACTACCTTAAGCTATTACGTAGCCATCAGGTCTGGGATTACAGTCAAGCCAATGTCAGGAAGCTTAAAGAGCTTAAGGTCAAGGCCAAGCATGTACCGATAGGGTATGTGCCGGAACTGACACGCATCAAGCCTCAGGAAGAGGATATTGATGTTTTGTTCTTTGGGAGTCTCAACGAGAGAAGAACCACGTTATTGCTGGAGCTTGAACGTACCGGGTTAAGGGTGCAGCAGTTGTTCGGTGTTTATGGTGCGGTGCGGGATAGGTGGATAGCCCGGGCAAAGATCGTTCTGAATATCCACTTCTACGAAGTCCAGGTCTTCGAGATTGTTCGGTGTTCTTACCTTCTCGCCAACAAGAAATGCGTGATATCAGAAATTGCCAATGCCTCTATAGGCGTCTACGGAGCCTATTACGACGAGATCGTTCCCACCTGCCTCAAGGTACTGGCTGACGATAAACTCCGCTCTCAGATCGCCCTAGACGGTTTTAAGCAGTTTATGAGATACCCCGAGGAACGGTATCTCGAGAAAGTATTAAAAACGAAAGTTTCGTTGAAGGAATACGAGATTTTAAGGGAGCGATATGTTTATGCGTGTACGGCAGGGATACCGAGGAGGAAAGCGAAAGCTCGTAACCACTTTGACATTGTGGTTCCCGTCAATGACACCGCCGTATTGGACAGAAACATCCGATCCTCCCCCGGCCTTGCCGAAATTGACCCTCATATCATTTGTGTCTCAGGAGCCACAAGTGCAGCGGATGCGTGGGAGAAAGGTAAAAGCGAATGCACAACAGACTGGATTCTCTACTGCCATCAGGATATCGCGGTCCCTGAAGGATCGGGATGGATGATGGAGCACGATCTTCTAGACTCTAAAGCCGATGTTTTAGGGTTTGCCGGGATTGTGGATGGTGAACATGCTGGATTTGTAATTGATCGAGGCTGGAGGTTCGATCATCCGCACTTTGGCAGACCCGCCTCCATTGAGGAATTCGCAATGTTTCTACGGCCTCACGTAGAGATTGATCCGGAGTTAGGCTGGCATTGCTGGGGAACAGATTTATGCCGGCGGTATAAATGTGCGCTCTTACGAATACCTCTTTTCCACAACAGTATTCATGGCAGTGAGCTTCCGCCCGAATACATTGAATCGACCAAAATACTGCGCGCTAAGTATCCTGATGATGACTTGAAAACACTAAACGGCGTGATAGACAAAGTAAAACCTATAGCGCATAGTCAGGCGATTAGTTTGGAGCAGCCGTGAGTGAACGTCACCACCATCATAAACATCACCATCGCGCCCGGCTCAACGCGCCCACGCTTCAACACATCACCTTCACTCTTAAGGAAACTCGCATGGCAGCCATAGTCGGCACAGTTTTATCCTCGGTCACCGTGACCCTCGGCCTCCCCTCCACGAGGGTTGATGGCTCAACCGCACAGCTTTCAGAGATCCTGAGTTATACGATTCTCAGAGATCCGGGCACCGGACCTGTCCCCTTAACGGTACAGACCGGTCCCTTCACCGCACAATCACAATCATTCGTGGATCCTTCCCCTGCAACGGGGAGTGATATTTATAGCTTTTACGCCACAGACAGTTCAGGCCAGAATGGCGTGACCTCTGCTGGAGCCACAGTCACCATTGCCGCACCGTCTCTTGCGCAGCTCTCAGCGGGTACGATCAGCGCAGCGCTGACATCTAGTGGAACTCCTCCCACCACGCTCACGATCAGTCCTACCACCGCAACTGTTGTTGTAAATGGGACACAGAGCTTTACGGCAAGCGATCCGACTGCGACGTTTAGTGCTGTTTCTGGGGTCATTACAGCGGCAGGTGTTTACACAGCTCCCTCCACAGCAGGGAATGATACGGTTGCGGCGCAGGTAGGCTCACAGACGGCCACAGCGGCAGTGACGGTTACGGCAGCATCGAGCTTATTCAAGACGCCGTGATTATTGGTTCTACGACCCGGTATACGATTACCGGGGTGGGTACGGGATTTAGTTTAGTGGCCGGGAAAGTGAACGGCACCTGGACGAATCCCCTGCCTATTCCTGTTTCAGCTCAGACGGCAACGGGTGCAACAGGATTATGGTCAAGCTTACCTTCCTTACCTCCCGGTAATTGGTATGTGGTGGCGCTTGCTTACAATGCGGATGGAGCGTCCAACCCTTCTGCGCCCATTCAGATTACGGTAAGCGCCGTCCCTTCCGCTCCCATTCTCACGATTGCATGAACGGGGATAGACGCGGTTTAGTTCATATGTCTGCGGACATGCTTTATGTGCATAACCGATTAGAACAATGGGGAAGGTGGGCCAAAGATTTCAGCTCTCTCGGTTATCCGACAAGGAGCATTACCGAGAAGTTTGGCGAGGGAGGGATATTAGCGGGTTCTCCCAGACCGCCCACGGATATGAGTCAAGAGGTGGCGTATACGGATACTGCGGTGGCCCGTTTGGATGCAATGGATAAAAACGTTATACGAACGTATTACACGGTTTGGGCGCCACCTGAAACGTTATGGAAACAATGTTTAGGGATTAGGAGCTTCAGTAACTTCAAAGCGGTCTTGACGAGAGCGCGATGGAGAGTCTCGGCCACGCTTGAGGCTCTTGAATCTTAGCAAGAACTTGGTTATAAACGCGCAAGATGACAATGGTATCCCTATAAAATGCCGCGCCCGACAAAAGGCGAGTCCATATCGAACTTTGTAGGTCGATATATGGGTTCGTCGGAGGCAAGGAAAGACTTTCCCAAAAAGAGCCAACGAGCCGCCGTGGCCTATTCGGAATACAAAGAGCGCAAAAAGAAGCGTAAGTGAGTGCTCTTGAACCAATTGACTGGCGCTCGTTGCCAGGATTCGAGGGCCGCTATCAGATTAGCGAATATGGTGATATTAGAAACACCGCCACGGGGTTACTGAGGCGTCCGTTTCATTCAAGCACCGGATACTTTAGATGCCATTTCTCGACTGCTGGTTTAGATCAGCACTTGGATGTACATCGAATGGTTGCGCTCGCATTTATTGGCGAGCCTCCGAGCGATAGGCATAACGCCTGTCACAATGATGGAATCAAGAGCAACAACCATTACAGTAATCTTCGCTGGGATTTGCCAAGCGGAAATATGATGGATAAACACCGACATGGAACGATGCCTGACGGTGAAAGACATTATAATTCTAGTCTTTCGGATATTGAGGTTCGGTTAATAAAGCATTTGGTTTCCAATGGAGTCAGAAACCTTGAGATTGCCACCCGCTCCGGTATCAGTCGCGAGCATGTTCGTCGTATTGGCTTGGGAACGACGCGCCATGGTGCGTTATGAAGCTCGATGTTGCGCCTGATATTATCGGTGCCGAACAAAACCTCCGACCGCTCAGGGATGTCATGGTCGTCAAACCGCTTCCCTTCACACCTTCCGAGACTATCGAAACAGTCCGGTTTGGGCGCCCAGTTAGAGGCGAAGTTATCCATATCGGTCCAGGACTACATCCAAGGAAATACAAAACCAATGCCGAAGGGCAACGGTCAAGCTTTACCTTCTCAAAACACTATCAGCCGACCGAAGTGAAGGCCGGTGATATTGTGGAATTAGGCGGATTGAATATCTACGATGGTAAAGGCTATAACTTTCAAGAGATTATTTATCGCGGTGAGAAGCATTTGATTTGCCAGGAAGCGGATGTCTGTGGAGTGTATTGATCGGATCCAGTTCTGGCGGTATGGCTCAGCCCCAGTTCAGGTTAAATTGTTACCCAATGGGCAGATAATGGAGATCAAAGATGACGCAGCGCGGGGCATGGACCCCACAGAAAGTGAGGGATCGCATCCGCACCACAGTACTCACCAAACGCCTGACAGATCATGTACTTGGAAAAGTGGAGCTGGTTCCCTCCCAAGTGACAGCCGCATTGGGTCTTCTGAAGAAAACATTACCTGATCTTCAAGCAACAGAAGCTACGCACGTAGGCGATAGCAAGCGTCCCATTGTAATTTCAAGCTCGGATGGCGAGCTTTGAGCTAACCCCAAAGCAGGAGGAGGCCAATAGGCTTCTAGGCAATGGGGCACAACACATCATGCTCTTTGGGGGATCCAGGAGCGGTAAGACCTTCCTTCTCGTTCGGGCGATCTGTGTTCGAGCTTTAAAGTCTCCGAACAGCCGGCATGTAATCCTCAGGTTTAGATTTGGGCATATCAAGGCCTCTATCGTCCATGACACCTTTCCAAAGGTCATGGCGCTGTGCTTTCCAGATGTACCCTTCGAGCTTAACAAGACCGATCTATACGCAAGGTTCGATAATGGCTCTGAGATCTGGTTTGGGGGATTAGACGACAAGGAGCGCACTGAGAAGATCTTAGGTAACGAGTACGCAACGATCTATCTCAATGAGTGCTCTCAGATCCCCTGGAACTCAAGGAACATTGCGGTCACACGATTAGCGCAACTGTGCTATCAGGATGTGAAGAACGGCAAGGTTCTGCCGCTCAAGATGTATTACGACGAGAATCCCCCTGATAAAGGGCATTGGACCTATCGTCTCTTTAAGCTAAAGATGGATCCGGAGACCAAGCGAGGGCTTGATCATCCTGAACTCTTTACCTGCATGCAGATGAACCCTCAGGACAATCTGCCCAATCTCGGTGCGGATTATCTTCAAACCTTACAATCGCTCTCAGGGCGGTTACAGAATAGGTTTCTAAGAGGAGAATTCAGAGATTCGGCTCCTAACGCGCTCTTTAGCGATGAGCTGATCGACAAATGGCGGGTCATTGACGCTGATTTGCCTGAGATGTTGCGGATTGTCGTTGCCGTAGACCCTTCAGGCTCAGATGAGACTGAGAACGTCGATAACGATGAGATTGGAATAGTCGTATGCGGTCTTGGAATGGACGGCAACGGCTATCTTTTAGAGGATCTGACCTGTAAAGCCGGGCCTGCGACATGGGGAAGAGTAGCCACGACCGCTTTTGACCGGCACATGGCCAATATCATTGTGGCTGAAGTGAACTTCGGCGGAGCAATGGTCAAGAGTGTGATTCACTCGGCACGTCCGCGCACTCCCTTTAAAGCCCTCACTGCATCACGGGGAAAGGCGGTTCGTGCCGAGCCTATCTCAAGTCTCATGGAGACCGGCAGGGTACGATTACATGGGTTCTTTAGGGATCTGGAAGAGGAATTATGTGCATTTACCACGTATGGTTACATGGGTGATCAAAGTCCTAACCGTGCGGATGCTTTTGTGTGGGGAATGAGCGAGTTATTCCCTGAATTGACAAAGCCTGAAATCATCCCCTCGCCTCAACCCGTCTCTCGAGGATATCGCTTCTGATTACCCAGACAGGTGATGACGACAAGAACGCGCTCACCTGGAAAGACATCTTTACCGAAGCCAAGGACTTCCTTAAACGAGTGGTAGATGCTGAGAGCGATAATCGCAGCCGTGGAATAGAAGCGTTAAGCTTTCTCGCCGGTGGACAAGGGCAGTGGCCGCAAGACCTCTACCGTGATCGTAACAGCGATGGAAGACTGTCCATCACGATCAACCACACTGCGATGTTGGTCAATCGGGTGGCGAACAATCTCAAGCAGCAACGCCCACGTATCAAGTGTCATCCGGTAGGAGATGGAGCGGATGTTGAAAAGGCTCAGTTAGTTAATGGACTCACGCGTGAGATTGAGAACAGGTCTCACGCCTCGGTAGCCTACGATCTAGCTGCTGAGTCTGCCTTACACATCGGTTGGGGCTATTACCGCATTGTGGGGGAATACGTAAGTCCTGAGTCCTTCGACCAACAACTCACCATTAAACCGATCCGTAACGTATTCACGGTCTACAAGGACCCTGGATCAGTTCTACCTGATGGTTCAGATTCAATGCGTTACATCATCTCGGAGAAGATGAAGCGGATCGAGTACAAGCAAAGATATCCACAGGCGGATAATGCCGATTTCCAGGATATAGGATTAGGTGAAGGAGATTTGGAATGGGAGTCGAAGGATGAAATCAGACTCGCTGAGTATTATCGAATTATTGAAAAGCCTGAGCGGCTCTTCAAGATGGTTAATAACACTACTAAGTTTGAGTCCGACTTTGCGCCTGGCGTACTCAAGACGGCTCTTAAAGACCCACAGAAGCACGGTTTCGTTCTAGGGGCTGATGGTGAGGCGCTAGAGCGTAAATCCTCCAAGAGACAGGTGGAGTGGTATCGGATTAACGGTCGTGAGGTGATAGAACACCGCGACCTACCGGGCGAATATATCCCGATCATCCTTTGTACTGGAAACGTACTTGACCTTAACGGCAAGGTACGGCGCAAGGGAATGATTGAGGACATGGTCGAACCAGCCCGATTAGTGAACTACTGGGAGTCCAGTAAAGCCGAACGTCTAGCTCTCACCTCCAAAGCCCCCTGGAAAGCCTACGCCGGTGTCACGGCGGGACATCCTGAATGGGATGATGCTAACCAGAAGGCTTATAGCGTCCTCATAGGCAACGCCATAGAAGGCCCTGGAGGGGCTTTACTCCCTCTGCCTGAACGTCAGGAACCCGCTCAAGTAGAAGCGGGAATGACCGAGGCTTCCCAAGAGAGTGAGCGGCAATTACTCGCCATAGCGGGAATGCCCCACGAGCCGGGACAAGATGCTAAAGGGGAAGTGGTAAGTGGTGTTGCGTTACAGCAACGTCGTGCTTTGGCCGATGACACGCACTATCAGTATTACGACAACGAGACCCTTTCCATAGCGTTTGGGGGCCGGATCCTCTTTGATCTGATCCCCTACTACTACGATACCGAGCGAGAACAGCGGATTATCGGGGAAGACGGTACGCCGAGTGTCATCTGGATCAACCAACTAGCCCAGGACGAACAAGGCAATCCGACCAAGAAGAACGATCTAACGATAGGTCGTTATGACGTGGTGATGGATACCGGTCCTGGATACGACACCAAGAGGCAGGAGGGCGCTGACACACTGATGCAGCTCCTCAATACCCCACTAGGTGAAATAGTCGCTCAGAAGGGCGCTGATTTAGTTCTACGGGGGTTAGATACGGCTTACTCCGAGGAGTTAGCAGACCGATTGGTTATTGCACTGCCGCAAGAATTGGAGAAAGCGGTAGAGGGAATGAGTGACCGGGCGAAGAACATTATCAAAGCGCTTAACCAGCAACTCACCCAAGTTCAGCAGCAGCTCCAATCTACGGAGATGGATTTGAAGCACGGTCTCACGAAGACCCTCCATCAAGAGGCGACCAAGTTGCAGGTCGAACACTTGAAGGACAAGAGAGCCGAAGCCGACACGCATACGGATGCGTTCACGAAGATCGAGGATACGCATACCCGTGCTCAGACCGCGATCAACGTAGCGGAGATTCGAGCCGGGGCTGAGATGTTAAACACTCACGTTGAAGCCAAGTATGACGAGAAGGCTGCTAAAGAGCTGGCCAAGAATGCAGTCAAAGCAGAAACAAATGGCGCTAAAGCGCAGAGGTAATCATGGTTGTTCAAGTCGTCGATAAAGAGAACTTCAAAGAGTTTGCCGAAACAGGGGTAGCTCGATCAGTCGAGGAACCTGAAAAGGCTAAAGTAGACGACAAAACAATCGATGAGAAAGAGCCTCCCAAACAGGAGGGTAGTGATGAGAAGACCGATGAATATGGCCTTACGGCAGCCGAGAGAAAAGCTTTAGGTGACAAGTTCGACAAGATAGTCGGTAAGCGTCACAAAGCGATGAAGGAGGCCCAGGAGGCAGCGAGTGATGCGGAGGCGTTCGCGCAGTCACAATATCAGGAACGCAAGTTAGCCGAGAAAAGGGCAGACGAAGTAGAAGCTCGATTGAAAGAGCTGGAGTCCAAGGCGGCCCCGAAGAAGGATCCGGTTGTAGAACCGAAACCTGAGGACTTCAAAGATGGTGTCGAATATGCCAAAGCATTGGCAAAGTACGAGTCTCAACAGGTATTGGAGGCTTATAAGCTTCAAGTCCTTGAGGAGACCAGACAGGCAGAGGCAGCGCGCTTAGACGCAAGACGTATTGAGAGAAACAAGGCTTTTGCCAAGACCGTGGATGATTACGAATCAGTGATAGCGAGCTTGGGAGAACATGACCTTACTGTGCCTCCTGTCATTGCTCAATATCTATTGGAATCGGACAATTCTCCGCAAGTCATGTATCACTTTGCCAAGAATCCGGATGAATTCGAAGCCATCGCTCAATTACCGCCAATCAAAGCCATTGCTGCGATTGGTAAATTGGAGGCGAAACTGGATAAGCCAAAGGAAGAGACTAAAGAAGTCGCCAATGGCGAATCCAAGACGGCTCTTTCAAAAGCGCCCAAGCCGATAGAACCCATTGTGGCATCCACAGCAGGACAGCAGAAACCCCTAGCTGAAATGAACACAAGGGAAACGATTGAATACTGGGAAGCCCGTGATAAGGCTCGCAGTTTCAAACGGCAACGGCATTAAATAGGAGATTTCTTTGGCTAATCAACTGCTGACTATCAGCATGATTACCAATACTGCCCTTCCGGTATTGGCTAACGAGACGATTCTGACGGATAAGTTCAATCGAAGTTATTCAGACGAATTCGGAAGGAAAGACGCCAAGATCGGCGCAACCGTGAACGTTCGTCGTCCACCGCGCTATTTTGGAACCTTTGGCCCCGCTCTCAACGTAGAGCCGAGTGTTGAGACTTATGTCCCTGTGTCACTGAATTATCAGTTCCACGTGGACATTCAGTTCAACACCGTCAACATGCTTTTGGATATCTCAGAGTTCCGAAAGCGCTTTATCCGTCCTGCCTGTGCGGCAGTGGGTAACCGAATCGACTCCGATGGAGCCTATTTTGCTTACCAGAATACCCCTCTACAGGGCGGTGTTTTTGGAACCGCTCCAACCTCATATAAGCTTTTCAGCGATGCAAGAGCGGTACTGATGTCGGAAGCAGCTCCAGCGGATCAGACTCCGGTGATCGTGGTTCATCCTCTCACCATGTCCTCAATGGCGGATAGCTTGAAGGGTCTCTTTAACCCTCAGGTGTCTCTGTCGGAGAACTATGAGAAGGGATTGGTTGCACGAAAGACGGCGGGTTTTGATTGGTTCGAGGATCAGAACATTCCTGTCTTTACGACCGGAGCGTATGGAGCATCCACTCCCGTATTGGCTGGTGCGACTTCCGCAACAGGTGGAACGGCACTTCTGACCTCGGGTTGGAACCAGACGGGTACGTTTGAAACGACCGGTTGGGCTTCTGCTACGGCTGTGGTGACGGTGGGTGATGTTCTACAGGTGAAGGGTGTTTATCCCGTCAACCCGCAGAACCGAGGACAGTACGGAACGGCTTTGAAGCAATTCGTGGTCATTCCTCCGGCTGGCTACGCTCCGATGAGTGGTGCTGCCGTACCGGGCGGACCGCAGTTTGCGGCCGCTACCTTAGCTAATGGAACCTTCAATGCCAC